TTAAAGACGGGATATAGCAGTATTAATCTTGAGCGGCTCCGGGATAATCAAGAGCCTGTAGATTGGGGCGAAGTCCCCCTAATGCCAATGGGCACGGTCCCGCTGGGTACACAAACCTTCTCTCCTTCTCTCTCTGCTCAGAGTGGGGCTGCTTACAACGGCCCCACTCAAATTAAGTATCTTGACCCGGATGATATGCCGTCTGCACGAGATAACTTAGCAACTATGCTCAGACGAGTATTCAAACAGCAGGAGAATGAAATACTAGGTAATATGTCTAAAGCCGCTGCCGACCCTAAATGGTTACTGAACGAGGATAAATGGAATAAGGAAATTGCTAAGCTCAGTAAAATAGATATGACTAAGCTAGTTGGTGCGGGTGGTAAGCGAGGTATGCAGCAGCTTGGGCTTGGCTTATCATTTGATATAGATAGCCCGGAAACGCAGGCATTTGTGAAGAAGCATAGTTTTAAGTTTGCACAAGCGGTGAATAAAGAAACTAATGCTAAGCTGCGCCTGCACTTCGGGCAGGGACTAGAAGCCGGAGAGACGGTGGTTGAACTACGCAAGCGGATTCAGGAGAAGGTGTTCGATAGCGAGATTGTCAAAAGCAGGGCTAGAGCTATGATGGCTGGGACCGAGCAGGCTTGGGTATCTTCCGATGTAGTACTCGGCAAGGAATGGAACGGTGCGTCTGATATGTGTGAGTTCTGTCAGGCGATGAACGCTCAATTCGGACCAGGCACAGGCGGTATTGGCCTGGGCAAGACTTTCGTAGGGCAAGGCGATGGTGTTACAGTTGGTGAGCATACCTTGCCTACATCATATGGAGCGATAGACTATCCGCCATTGCATCCTCTGTGCCGTTGCGATATGCTACCGGTGATAAAGGAGGTCTGACATGAGGACTCTGAGAGAACTTGGCGCAAGAGGTATATCTGAAATGTCAGGCTGGTTTGCAAAAAAGATAGCGCAATCAATAAAAGAACGCAGCTACTGGTGTAGCAGGTTTTGGTATCGGTTGTGGTGGTGTATTCTTTGTAGATATGATGAAGCTGTTATTCTATTCTATGGTTGGGATGATTGTGGCAGAAGCTATAACGGCTGGTAAAGGAGACTTAATATAAGTGAAGCTAGGAAACAATTACAGGCTCTTGGTTATGTTTTAACTATCGAAGATGAAGATAGATTGGAAGATAGAACCCAACGATTGCGATTAACAGCTACCAAGAAATATGTTGTTTTGGTCTTTATTGACGAGGAGCTTAAAAGCATCTCAAAAGGTCGGGCATTGGCGGTTGACCTTGGAGTCAAAGGCTTGCTTACAGAGATTGAAAAGCAGTCGCAGTCCAGTTATAGACGTGGTTATTATCAAGCCAAGATAGACGTGTTGGATTTTATTTTTGAACACGAAGAAGCCACCGGCGTTTGGCTACATGATAAAATAATAGACGCAGTAAATATGGATTCTTAGGAGCTAACTTATGAATGAGATAATTACAGAGCGATGTCCGCTTGGTGAGGTAGATCAATCACGTTGCGATGAGCTTGCTAAAGAGCAAGGCCGCAAACCTAGCGAACTGGAGTTTATCCGTAAGGGCTTTGTTATCAACTCCAAAGGTACGGATGATGAGGAACGGTCTAGTACTGAGCTTATCTCTACTTCTGATATCGACCGTGATAATGAAATCCTCCTGCCTAAAGGCGCGATACTAACACATTACAAGAAGAATCCACAGGTGCTTTGGGCGCATGATTACGGAACACCGCCTATCGGTCGAGCGGCTTGGATAAAGAAGGACGCTAGCAGTAAGGGGCTATTGGCTAAGACTATCTATGCAACTACCGCTTTTGCTGAGGAGATATGGACTCTGGTCAAAGGCGGATTCTTACCAGCTAGGAGTGTGGGCTTTATCCCTATCGAATCACACGAGCCGGACGATAAGGAAATTGCTAGAAATCCAGGCAGAGCTGGAGCTAGGCGAGTATATGATAAATGGGAGATGCTCGAATATAGTGTAGTCCCCGTACCTAGCAATCGGCAAGCCCTGCAGCAAGCGGTTGGCAAGGATATTAGTCTGAGTATGGAATTGCAAAGCCAGTTAGGTCTTGAGGAGAAGGCCGAATATAGCTGCGAATGTATCAAATGCGGGCATAAGCTCACTTCTGATAAACATTGCAAAGATTTGAAGTGCCCTGAATGCGGTGGGCGGATGCGGAGGGTTGAACGCCCTGGTCCGGGACAGGAAGGATTTGAGATAGACTATAGCAAACCATATCCCCAAGAGCATGCTTGCAGGCTCAAAAGCCCCAGCCTATTTCAGGATGATAGTTTTCGCAGAACTACTCGCAAACATGATGGTAAAGAATATAGCATTATCAGTGGACGACTCAAAGGCGAAACTACCATGACCGAGCAGGCTTATCGTTATTCAAAAGACGATTGGTCGGCTGCCCAAGCTCGTTCACATTGCAAAGAGCATGAAGGTACATTCGAGGCGGCTAAGCAAGAAGCTAAAGTTATCAGCTTGCCTAGCAAAGTAAAAGAAATTATCTATGTGCCTAAAGTAAAACGAGTTGTATTTGTTCCAAAAAAAAAGATTGACATGCAGGAAAAAATTGCTATAGTAGTTAGTCAGGAGATCAACAGGCTTAGAGGCCGGATATAGGCCGCTAGGCTAGAGTCGTAGTTGATATATGCTGGGGATATCAGGTTCTTTGCTTACCTGGGGATAGCAGGGCCTCACGGCCTAGAGCTATCAGGGTGGCCGGAACTGGAGATATTAGGCTATTCGAAGCTGAAAATCTCTACTTTCGGAGGTAAGCAATAATGCTAATCCTATTAGCAAAAGACTGGACAGACGGCGAAACTACCTATACTGCCGGTACTGTTCTTGACGTGGATGAGAAGATAGCCCGTGATTTATGCTGGGATGAAACTGCTCAAAAGTATAAGGGTGTGGCTGTAGCTAACGCCGATGCCAAAGGCGAACCGAATACCGAAGGCTATATGCTGAAGCTCTCAGACGAGCAGATGCGGACTATGATTAGCGAATCCGTAGCTGCTGGTATCGAGGGTGCTACTGGTAAGACTAAGGATATCAGGCAGGCTGAGAGTGATGTAGAGTTTGCTAAGACTGGCGGTTTTAAGAACTTCTCGCACTTCCTGCACGATATGTATAAAGCCGGGCCTGGTGGCCGGAATAGCTCAGAGGTTATGGCTAAATGGCTCGCTCATACTAAGCCCACAATGCAAGAGGCTGACGATGAGCAGGGTGGCTATTTAGTCCCGACCGAGTTCCTTGCTACTTTGCTTCAGAAGCAGCAGGAAACGTCTATCATCCGCAGCCGTGCTACATTTATCCCCATGCAGACTAATTCGATCCAGATACCCTATGTGGCTGAATCTACGCACTCTGGCTCGTTGTTTGGTGGAATCATAATTTACCGACCGGCTGAAGCTGCCCAGAAGACAGCATCCAAGCCTGCATTTGGCAGATTGCAGCTTACGCTTAAAAAACTGGTGGGATTGGTTGATGTTACCGACGAGCTGCTCGAAGATAGCCCCATATCTATACCGGCTCTTATCAACGCCATGTTTGGCCAAGCGATTAACTTCACCGAAGAAGAAGACTTTATCAACGGGAATGGCGTTGGTCAGGCACTTGGTATTCTGAACTCCGGCTGTTTGGTTTCTCAGGCTAAAGAAGCCGGGCAAGCTGCTGCAACGATTAACTATGCGAATATCGTGAAGATGTTCTCCAGGCTCCATCCGCCGAGTGTTGGTAATGCAATCTGGATGGCGAATATGAGTTGTTTCCCGCAACTGGCCCAATTAAATCTGGCAGTTGGCACGGGCGGCTCCGCTGTATGGCTACCGACTACTGGCTTAGCTGGTGCGCCTAACGGTACTTTGATGGGTCTGCCTCTGGTTCTTACTGAGCATTGTCAGGCTCTAGGTACAGCTGGTGATATTGTATTGGCTGATTGGAGCCAATATCTTATCGGTGGCAAACCTGGTGCTGGACTTCAAACGGCCTCTAGTATGCACTTGTACTTCGATTATGATAAGACAGTTTATCGCTTCGTATTGAGATATGATGGACAACCATGGTGGCAGACCACGCTTACGCCGATACACGGTGGAGCGACTGCTACTATGAGTCCGTTCGTTGCCTTGGCTACAAGAGCATAAATCTAACGGATGATAATATCCAGGAGGATTAACGTATGGCTGATATACAAGACCTTGAGAAAAATATGGCAATCGTACATTGCTTGAATTATGTGGATGTGGCCGGTGTTGCCAAAACGGGCGATTATATTCACATGAAGAATTACGACGGTGTAACCTTTGTGGTTAGCTCTGCAACGGTTACTAATGAGTGCGTGGTTACTTTACAGCAATGTACTCAAGATGCGGATGCCGGTGCAGATGCTAAGCAAATCGGCGATGGTAAATCGGTTACATTCACCGTGGCGGCCTCGGATGACAATGCAACTAAGACTATCACCGTGGCGGCACCTGAACTTGATATAGATGGTGGTTTCGAATGGCTAGAGTTATCGACTGATACTGCTGCTGCTGCTGTTCTTGGTGCAACGGCTATCTGCTATCGAGCTAGATATGCTGAAGCGACTATGCCGAGTCCGCTTACTTAATTGATAAGTTAGCTAATGGCAACGCCACAGCTACATACTAGGCATGTAGTTCTTAAGCCATGTATCCACCCTATCGACTTGGTAGGTGGCCCATTCACCGGCGATTACGTGCATATGAAGTATTATGATGCTGTGTTGGTCTGCTGCTATGTGGCTGATTTGGCTATGGCTGAGATTATAACGGTTCAGCAATGCACAGCAGACGCAGACGCTAATGGAGATGCAAAAACTATTGGAACGGGCAAGACGATCACGGCAGTAGCCAACTCCATAGAAACCGTAAATGTAACCGCACCTGAACTCGATGTAGAGGGTGGCTTTGGATGGCTCAAGATTACCAGCAACGTCGGCGGGACTACTTATGGCTGTATATTCATAGCTGCCTACAGATTCAGATATGCAGAGCAGCCGATGATTGACCCAATGGCATAGGAGACTCCAATGCAAACGGGTACGAAAAACAAGATGATTTCGAGGTCGAAGAATAAGGCATTAGCTTCGGCTAGGCGAAATAAGAGACTCAGCAAGAAACGAGCCGCTTCGCTTAAGTCGGACCTAACTAACTGAAAGGAGGTTCGGAGCTATGCCAGGAGCTAGTAGTGTAACTCATGTAAAATGTCGGTGGGACAGCGGGATGCAGATTTTCTATGATGCCGCTACAAATGAAACTGTGCATGTAAATGCACCTTACTATTTCTATGACGACTTTGTGGGCCATGCCGGATTAGAGGTAGGCGATACTGCCGAGACTTGGGATATTGTTGATGTATCGGCGGCTGGGGACACCACCCCAGCTATATTGCCTGGTACTGCCGCTAGTGGAGCAATTGGTGTCGTAAGGCTTCAAATTGAAAATAACGATGAAGCTGAGGACTCGGTGCTCTATTGGGGCGATCAAACCCCCGTACAGCTTTACAACGATACGCAGTTTGAGTGCAGGCTAGCCGTGCACGGTACGGTAGGTACTGGTGTCTGTGCAGTCTGGGGCATGTGCGGAGCGCATAACTTAGATAAAGATACGATCGCAGAAAGTGCCTGGTTTAGATTGGATGCCTCAAATGTTTTAACTATCGAGACGGATGACACCACGAACGATACTTCTACAACGGCGGCTATTACTTTAGTAACTGATGTATATCATAACTTCCGTGTCAACTTTGCAAACATGAGTGATGTGAAGTTTTATATGGATGGTGTGCAAATGGCACCCGCAACTACTTTTGATATGAGCAATCTGACGGCAGCAGAGGCTATGGTTCAGCCGTATTTTTCGCTGGATAAAGCAAGCGGGACAGGCACTGGTACATTGTATATCGATTCCTGCCAAATGTGGAGTGCAAGAGGTAGCTATGTAGATGATACCTAATCGGAGGATAATAGTATGAGGAATATCAAACTATTAGAGCCTTGGGGCCAATATGCTAAAGGCGACTGGGCGGGCGTGTCTGATAAGATAGCCGAGAACCTTATCGATAAGGGTATTGCTATGGACCCCAGCAAGCCCAAGCCAGAGCCGGTAGCAAAGCCAGCAGCTAAGCCTATAGCCACAAAACCTAAAACAACCAAAAAGAAAGTGGCTAAGAAAAAAGCTAGTCGCAAACATCCGGTACGGAGGGCTGCCTTATGAAAGTTGAACTATTGCAAGATTGGATTGGCAAACCTGCCGGAACCGTAATTGAAATGGCAGATGCAAAAGCTAAGCGGCTAATGAAAACTAAGCTTGTCAAACGAGCTAAGGCTTCAAAGTCTAAATCAAAGGAGTTATCTAATGAGCGGACTAAAAAAACTGTTGAACTCTAAGCGAGCGTGGACGGCTATCATAGCTTTATTGGTTTGCGTTGTTGTTGAAGTATTTAATGTGCCAGAGGAGACCGCACAGCTAATTACCGAGAAGGTAGTTGCCTTGGGAATGGCTCTTATCGGAGGTATTACGGTTAGCGATTTAGGCATGGCTCTCAAAGGCAAAAAGACCGAGTAGTAATACAAACATGGGGCGGTTGTATTGGCCGCCCCTTATGGAGGTCTTATGAAACATATTGCGGTAATAATTCTATTGCTAATTTTGACCTTCGCAGGATGCCATTTAGTTGACGCTGCTACTCAAGGAGTTGGAGAAGTTCTAACCGGCTCAGTTGATGCTCCGGGCTTGACTGAGCCTGTTGAGAATAAAATCTCCTGGTGGATTGGCGGTGCAATAGCTCTAGGTGCAATGGCGTTCTTTGGTGGCAAGAAGCTATCAAAGAAATGAAATCCTGCCCGCACGGTATAGCAGCGTGGAAGTGCAAAAACTATATACACTATATTTATAGCGGCACAATGTGCTTGGATAAAAAGAGAGCGAAGCTGAATAACAAAGAGGATGAAATCTATTGTGGTTATTGTGAGGTAGATTGCAAGGGATATGAGATTGACAAGCGTTTCGACATTAGGAGCGAGTTATGATAATGCAGATCTATAATGGCGGCGGAGCTAATAATTCTCTATTGGATGCTGTTAGCGGCGCGGCTTGGATTGCACTTGATCCTCGGCCTGAAGTCATACCCACCGGCAATTATGAGAATATCGTAATCTGGCTAATGCACAAGACCGCTGCATCGACTTGTACTCTGGCTCTTATCGAGCATACCGAGATAGTCGGAACGCTGGCGACAGTCAACCGAGTAATCGAAGGTGCATGGACTGATACTGACCAAACGGTTACTACCGATCAGGTGGCATGGGGGCTGGCAACGGGCACTGAGGAAGCAGCAAAGGGGATAGCCTGCATTAGCGTAACGCCAAATGTATATTTAAGCATAGTTGTATCAGCCAATTCAGAAGCTGACGAATCGTGGTATATGCGGTACTCATTAGGTCATGCACCATTAGCCAATTATTACGATTAGGAGCGAGTTATGATAATGCGGATTTATGACGGTGGAGGGGTTACTAATGCCCTGCAAGCAGGTGCGACCTCAGCAGCCTGGATTGCTCTGGGAACCGCTCCTGAAGTCATACCTACCGGCGATTATGAGAATATCGTATTGTGGCCTATGAACTCCACAGCAGCGCAGACCTGCACCTTAGCCCTATGGGAACACACGGGGATAGTAGGAACTCTTGCGACTATTAATAGGATGACAGGCGTTACCTGGGGTGCGGACGACCAAACAATTACAACGGATAGAGTAGCATGGGGGCTGGCAACGGGTACGGAATATCCAGCTAAGGGTTTAGCTTGTATAGCAGTAACTCCTCATACTTATCTGAGTATAACCGTTGGGGCTAGTTTAGGCGGCACATGGTATTTGAGATATAGCTTAGGTCATGCGCCGTTGGCTAATTTCTACGATTAGAGACGATAATGCAAATACCAATAGACAGACCATTAATTGACGCTCGAAATATCCGTCCCGCTGCTACACAGACGATAGAAAGCGATGATTGTGGCAATCCTGCCATCGTCCACAATAATAGACGTGTTATTTTGATAACTACAAATAATGTCGCGGCATGGCAGATTAATACTCAAGGAAGTACTGTACAAGCGATCCAAAGTGGGAGTGTTATTGGTCAGAGACTTCGGATAATGCACATCGAAGGGCAAAATAGCTCTGGCTTAGAAATCGTAAATGGTACTGTAACGGCAAAGACGGTGTTGCGGGGTAATTGGTCTTCACCATATGGAATAACATTAACAGACTTTCCTCCCTATCTTGAAGTTGTGTGGAATGGCACCTATTGGATTGAAGCAGAAAGATATGATGGTTATGGTTGGTCCGCTGGGGTAGGCTGCCATGCAGAAGGAGTAGATAATACCGCGACTGGAGATGGTGTTCATGTCGAAGGAAGAGATAATTATGTTTCAGGTAACTATGGCCACGGTGGGGGGCGAGGAGGTCAAACATTAGGAATAGGTTCACGAAGTTTTGGGCATGATGCTCTTGCTTATACTACTTGGGAAAATAGTCTTGTTCAAGCTTGTTCAAAGTTCGCGGCGAGAGGCGATGCAGAATACGTTAGGATTGTTGGACGACAATCTATAACGATGTCTAACGCTTGGCAAGAGATCCTGTTTCTCGATGGAGTAGATGCCCTTTTTGTAATTCCTGCCAGTACATTGTTCGTTTTTGAAGGAATCGTTGCGGGGTTGGATGATGTGAGTGTTGGTGCTGCAAATAAAACAGGATTTAAAATCACCGGTGCTATCTGGAGAGATAATGCGAATAATACGACGATACTTGCAGAATCAGGCACGCAAATATATGCGGAAGATGTAAGTTACGATTGTCGCTGTGTCGCTGATGATACAAATGAAGCTCTTCAGGTCGAAGTTACAGATGCAGATAACGACGGTGCAGTAGTTCGTTGGGTTGTTTCGCTTTGGGGGTCATTAGTGTCTTTTCCATAAGGAGACAAGATGGTTTTGCTAAATGAAAAAATCAAAGAGATTACTTTATCAGATAGGGTTGATAAAATAAGATCCCTCTTTGCTGAGGTCATTGAACATGCTGATTCTAATTTGACCGCTGTTCGTATTCTTGTCCGTAAATATGGCAGACAAACTATTGCCGCTGAGCTTGGTAATGATGCTGCTGCGATGCTGACCGTCTATACCAAACTCAAAGAAGCGATTGAAGCGGCTAAAGATATTGAAGTTGAGGATCTACCGTAATGGCTAACGAAATAAGAGCCACTTATGATACGGGTGAAACGCTTTATGCTTTAGTGTTTCGGGCTGATGGTGATGTATGGGACCAAACGCTCGATGGCGCTAATGGCGACTGGACCCCGTTTGATAATGCTAATCTTGGCAATTACGATATAGTATTAACTGAGATTGACGATGATACAGACGATAGTGGGCAATATCGCGGAACCTTCCCTCCCAATATCACTGCTGGAGTTTATTCTGTCTGTTGCTATCTTCAGGCAGGCGGCGGACCTGTATGGGCAGATGATGAGTATATTGGTTCACCTGGCGTAATGAATTGGGACGGGTCTGCTGAGATTACACTTAATACAATGGATACAGTTTTAGATACC